TGCAAACATATCAGAAGAAATGAAAGGTGTAGTAGAGGGAGTTGAAACTAATACAAACCCTTCGGATTTTAAAGCAGAAGTTGAAAGAATTGCACAAGAACAAGGTATACCAATAGATGAAATTGATAACGCAACTGGAGTAATTGATAGAGCTGATAATGAAATTAAAAAATTAAATCCAACGATTGCGGGACAAATGGTAGTAGATACAGAATTTTATGACCCACCAAAACCAATTGGAGAAGAGGTATCTAAATGGTCTGGAAGAAACAGTCCACTTGAAGTATTTACTTTTGTATCATCTGTAGAAGAACTTAATGCAGAAATGCAAATGATTTCAAGAGAAATAAGTGAAGTTGTAATTCACGCAACCGAAACTACGACAGATAAAGATATTGGTGCGATTGAAATAAATAACATACAAAGTAAACTTGGACATGACGGTATTGGATATCACTATGTCATTCGTAGAGACGGAAGATTACAAAGAGGTCGACCAGTAGATAAAATTGGAGACCATACTTCTGTAAACAATCATGATGATTTTTCTATTGGAATAGTTTTAGTGGGGGGTATTAATGTTGCAACTGGAGAAGTAGAACCACTTGCGAATAGGTCTGCATCTTCTTTTACTAGAGAACAATACACGACTCTAGAGAGGTTTTTAACTGCGTTCTATAGTAAGTATCCAGGCGGTAATGTTTTTGGTCACAACGACTTAGATGTGGACGAGATAGACCCTTATTTTGATGTTCAGGACTACGTTCAAAAAGTATTTAGAAAGTCAACAAATAAGATTGTTGACCCATTATCAGAAAATCCAATAGACCCAACAGATACATCGGTGAACAAATGACAACTAAGAAAGATAATTTTTTACAAAGAACACAAAAACTAGGTACTGGTTTAGAAGAAACTATTGGTATACCCGAAGACGGTTTTCAAGACCCAACTGGCGAGTTTCCAAAAAGAGACTATAACTTTGGTTCTGGATTAAACAAAGCCGCAAGGGGTACAAAGATTAACAAACTTTATACTGGTGGTGGAGATATTGGTGTATCTTTAAATATAGAAGACCAAAGACCTTCGGAGTTTCCTTTTAACCAAGTAGATGAAACTACGTCAGGACACGTAGTTGAATATGATGATACGCCTGGCGGAGAAAGAATACTAATCAGACACAGAACGGGTGCGGGTGTAGAAATGCGAGCAGACGGAAGTGTTCTAGTATCTTCCACGAATAATAAGATTGAAGTGACTGGTGGAGACCAAACAGTTATTGTTGAAGGTGCGGGTAATTTAGTATATAAAGGTAATTTAAACCTAGTCGTGAGTGGAGATTATAATGTTGATGTCGGGGGTAATTACAATGTAAATGTTGCGGGTAGTCACATTATGGGTATTCGTGATAATCATCGTACCTTTGTTTCAAATAACTCAGAATATGTGACTAAAGGAACTAAGTCTACTAAGACTATTGGAAAACATTCAGACATTATGTTATCAGATAATAATCAATTTGTCAAGGGTACACAGAAAAACTGGGTACAAGGTGAAGTTGAATTTAATTCAGAAAAGGGTATACTTATGACGGGTAAAGAGTCGGTTGCAGTCACATCGAAAGCAACTAACGTCACGGGTAGTGAAAAGTTATCGGTTCTGGGTACTGCGGGTGATATCGGTGGTAAGTCAATTAACTTTACTGGTAAAGTATATCAAGGTAATGCAGGCCCTAAACCATATGCCAGTGATGCGGCTTTCTTTGGTTCTTTCTTTGGACAGTCAACATCTGCAATGTTTTCTCGATTTGCATGGAAGGCAGAAAAGTCTAAGTTTGCAGAATTATCAGATGTTGCGAATGCGGCCTTTAAAGCAAATACTGCGGCAACTGGTGCGGCCGCATCTGTATCTGAAACAGACATACCAACTGGAGGCGCACCTGAAACTATAAACCAACAACAAGATTTAGCAGGTGCTCCATGGAGTGGCACTTTTGAAGAATGGCCTGTACCAGAAGTGGTCACTGCACTTGCGAATAATGGAGAGTTTGCAATACGTGACGTAGTAATTGATGAAGGAGATAAACTAAAAGATATTCTTGACTTAACAGACGATTACAATGGTATTTTTAACAAACACCCAAGTACCCAAGAAATACGTTCTGCGATGCGTAGTTCAGGTAATCGAAGTTCTTTACTTGGAAAACTCATGAGTGAAGAACGAGTTGGAGATAAGTCCTTCACATCGACACCACCCGCAATCGGTAGAACTGTAGGTAAAGAACCAACATCTAGGTTTGGATATACCCCAATAGGTAATGCAATAGAAAATAGAGGAAAGAGGTTTACACCAAAATGATGATATTAGTTGACCCAGTATTTAATCCTAACTTTGCGGGACAGATAAGTTCTGCAACAAAGTTAGGGCCAGGTATAACCATTGCGAAGTTTCTTGGTGCGTACGGAGATAGAACTCCTTTTGATTTTGTTGGAGATGAAACAACTCGACTATCAATTGCAAGACAATTGTATTTACAATCAGAAATGATGCAAGTTATTAATAATAATATAGAACTATTTAATGATGTACGATTGATTGTAAGTGAAGGTATTTACCGTGCGGGCCCAACTGAAACCTTGTCGGGAGATTGTGAAAAGAAAAATAAAGGACAATTAATTTATTATCAAGTAATAAATCAAGAAGGAACTATTGACTTTGAAAAAACATTTGAGATTGCAGAATACTGGAAAGACTACACAACTTATGAAAAAATTATACTGGACTATGATACTTACAATCCAGACGGGTCTTTGACCGCACAGATTGGTGTAGAAATGCCTGTTGTCGGAGAAACCTTTGATGCAAACTTTAGTAATAATGTAGAAACAGTATATAACAATGTACTACAAAGTGCAAATGAATTGGTAGAAATTAAAGAAAGTTAGTATAAATAGAAGTATGGCAAGATACGCATATTCAAGAGAAGACCAAGGGGATTTAAATACTTCCACGGTACAGTCTGCACGAAACAAAAAGTTTATTGATATTGATTTAAATTTTACTGCAAAGTCAACTTCGGGAGACATATTTAAAAAAACCGACCAGGCCGCAGTTAAACAGTCAATAAAAAATTTATTAATGACAAATAAATTAGAAAAACCTTTTCATGAAAAGTTTGGTGCAGATATTACTGGTATGTTATTTGAACTTGCAGACGGAGAAGATGATTATTTTTTAAAAAAAGAAATTATTAGAATAATACATTTGTTTGAACCAAGAGTTCAGGTGTTAGGTCTTACCGTACAAACTGACCCAGATTATCATAGACTGGGAGTAAAATTAGAATTTAAAATAATAAATACCCAAGAAGTTGTCGGGTTCACTACTAACTTAAGGAGATTAAGATAAGATGGCAACCACAATTCAATCAACCGCACTAGACTTTACTGCGATTAAAAACAATTTAAAAACTAGTTTAGTTAAATCAACTGAGTTTTCTGATTACAACTTCGAAGCATCTGGTCTATCAAATATACTAGATGTTCTTGCAACCAATACACATTTTAATGGTTTGATTGCTAACTTTGCATTGAATGAGTCTTATCTTGGAACTGCACAATTAAGAAGTTCTATTGTTTCACTTGCAGAAGGTATTGGTTATGTACCAGACTCAGTAAACGCCTCTCGTGCAATTGTTAATTTAACAACAAGTCTTGCGGGTGTCTCTGGTAGACCAAATAAAATAACAATACCAAGTGGATTTACCTTTAACAGTACAGTAGACGGAGTTGCATATACTTTTCAGACTCAAGAAGATATTTCCGCAACAGATGACGGAAACGGAAGTTATGCGTTTCAAACTACAGACGGTAGTGCAAACATAAACATTTTTGAAGGAACACAAACAACTAAAACTTTTTTAATTACTGGACAAACTGAAAATTTTGCATATATTATTCCAGATGAAAACATGGATATTGATACTGCGGTTGTGACAAATTTTGAAACTGCGGCCTCTAGTGCGGGTACAACTTTTACAGATTTAAGAAATGCAACAAATATTACAGAAAGTTCTAGAATTTACATATTAAAAGAAACTCCAAAAGGAGATTTTGAAATCACTTTTGGTAATGGTACAGTTCTTGGAATATCTCCAGTTGCGGGCAATAAAGTCACAGTAGACTATTTATCATGTAAAGGTGCAGCCGCAAATGGTGGAAAATCTTTTACTCCAGTATCGCAAATAAATGTTAATGGTGTAAATTATACAGTCTCTTCTACTACAGTGTCAAACTCTTTTGGTGGTTCTGCAAAAGAAAGTATTGCATCTATAAGAACTACTGCACCATTCCAGTATGCAACTCAGAATAGAATGGTCACTGCAGAAGATTATGCAACTTTAGTACAAAGAAACTTTGGTTCACTATTAAGTGATATATCATCTTTTGGTGGAGAAGACGCACTTGAACCAGAATTTGGTGTAATCTTTTTATCTTTATTATTCAGTGATGCGGTAGAAAATGATACAATCTCGGGTGAAACAATCAAACAAACAACAAAAGACGGTATCGTTGCACTTGCAAAAGATTTATCAGTTGCATCTTTTGATGTTAAATTTACTGACCCAGTACAAACATTTATAGAAACCACGGTGTTTTTCCAATTCAATCCTAACTTAACGACTCTTGCTGAAAACGCAATTAAGTCTCAAGTTCAAGATGTTGTATCTGATTACTTTAGTAAAAATACTGGTAAGTTTAAACAATCATTTAGAAGAAGTAATCTATTAACTTTAATAGATGCAGTGAGTCCTTCAATCTTATCTTCTCGTTGTACGGTTGGAATGCAACAAAGAATTACTCCAACCTTGACTGCAGTATCCGATTACACTTTAAGACTACCACAATCTATTGCAACCGCAGATGATGTAAACAGAATTATTACATCAACTGCGTTTACTTTCCAGAATAAAAACTGTATTATTAGAAACCGTTTAAATTCAAATGTTCTTGAAGTATTTGACAACGTAAATAATGAAATAGTGGTTGACAATGTTGGGTCATATACTGGGGATACTATAAGTATTATTGGATTACAAGTAGATGCAATACCAACGGGTGAAGGTTTTGTTAAAATAACTGCAACTCCAGAAAACCAATCTTTTGTCACACCTTTTCGACAAGATGTTTTAAAACACGACTTACAAAGGTCTTTGGTTTCAGTAGTTGAAGTATCAACAGATGTATTAAACTAAAATGGGACATAAAACTGACGATACTCTAAGAGATGACGGTAGAAGAGAAATTGCTCTTACTACTGGTCTAGAAGTAAAAAAGTATCTTCCAGAATATTTTAAAACAGAATATCCAAAGATAACTTCTTTTCTAGAGGAATATTATCATTTTGAAGATAGTGATGTATCTCCAAGTAGATTAGTCAATGACTTATTTTATACTCGTGACATTAACCAAGTTGATACCGAGTTATTAAAATTTATCGAAGATGAATTGTTATTAGGACAATCTTTCTTTGAAGGGTTTATCGATAAAAGAACTGCGGCCAAGTTCTCAAATAACTTATATCGTTCTAAGGGAACTAAGTTTTCAATACAACAATTTTTTCGTATGTTTTTTGGTATTGATGTAGAAGTAATATATACAAAAAAAGATGTCTTTAGAATTGGTACAGAAGGAAGTGAAATAGGTACGGAGTCAATAAAGTTTTTAACAAATGCAGAATTGTTTCAACAATTTGCAATTAAAATAGTTAGTGAACTACCTATCAAAACATGGCAAAGACCATACAAATTATTTGTACACCCCGCTGGAATGTTTATCGGTTCGGAAGTAAGATTAGAAGGAATTGTAAACAACCAAATTACTGCACCAGACAGTTTAGTAGACTCAGATGTTGGAACAATTGACGTAGTTGGTGCAACCGAATTTACTTTTGATAATGTAGTTCAATTCGCACCAGAAATAACTGGTATTGCGAGAGATAGTGCAGATAGTGACGGTATATTTAAAAGAGTTATCATTGATGATGACTTCTTGGTATCACTACAAAACACTAGTATTGTGGATATACAGAAACAATACGAAACACTAAGAGCTGCAGAACTAAGAACTAGTCCTACTTTTGATGCGGACTCTACTGGTCTTGCGACTAGTGTGAACATAGACTTTAGTAATGCATTTACTTCTGAAACCTTTGACCAAGACAAGTTTGAGTTCTTTAGTTCAGATAGTGATGTTTATTATAGTAAATTAGATAGTGCGGGACATTTAAGTTAATAACTTGTATAAATAGGACATAGGAAATAAAACATGGCAAAATCAGTAATCGCAAACGGAACAACTGCAAATGACGGTACGGGGGATACTCTCCGTTCGGCTGCAACGAAGATAAATAATAACTTCTCAGAAATCTACACTAAATTAGGTGGAGACTCTACTGCGTTGACTACTAAGATATCTTTTGGAGACGGTAATGTGACCTTTGAAGGTGCAACTGCGGACTCACATGAGACTACTTTAATATTTACTGACCCAACTGCAGATAGACAAATAGTATTTCCGAATGCAAGTGGTAATGTTCTACTAGACTCAAGTACTAATACGTTAACAAATAAAACACTTACCAGTCCAGTATTGACAACTCCACAAATAAATGATACCAGTGCAGACCACCAGTATGTTGTTGCGGTATCAGAATTAGCCGCAGACAGAACAATTACATTACCTTTACTAACTGGTGATGATGAAGTGACATTTAATGCACATACACAAACATTAACAA